TACAAGTTGTGTCACTTATATCTTGTACAACACCTTTTCTTACTACTAATCCAGTAGCAACATCAGACATTAATACAGTTTGACCAATTCTAATAGCGTGCTTAGATAAGTCACCTTTTCCAACACCTTTAGTATTAGTTAAGTTAATGGTTAAAACAGCGTTATAACCAGTTTGATTATTTTCATTAGCTACTGTACTGTCTTTATAAGCTACGTGTAATCTATTTTGTTCAGACCAAATAACTTGATCAGATGTCATAGGCATTTCAGCGCCTACCATTCTCAAGAAACCACCAATTGTTCGGTTTCCGTATCTTTCTACTTCTGCTTCATAAAGCTCAGGTAGATATTGTTGTGCGAAATCGTTACCAGAATTATTAGAAAAGTCAAGATAATTTGTTCTTAACGCCATTCTTTTTTGAGCTGGTACGATGCTTGCAGGAAAACTCCCGCCAGTTACAAAACTCATGTTTTTTATTTTTAGTTATTGTTGTTTTTACTTTTAATTTTCAACCTAGAACTATCAACACCACTTATTGCTTTTACTTTAAATCCATTTATAAACACATCACCTGAAGCTTGTGGCCTAGGATCATTATTTATGTTTTTAGATTTAGCTATTACATCTTTAACAGCGTCGGCTTTACCTTGCTCATAAAAATGGTTAGCTATTGTATCAACGTTTTCAGCAGCATAAAAAGCCTTGTGATAACCAACAGTATCAATAACTTCTCCCTTGTCATTTAAGAACTTCTTAACGAACTTGTTTAAGTCAGACTGTTTCTCAGCAGTAGCAGAAGGATTAGAGACTTTGTAGTTAAATCTTTTTTCACCAACTTTAATTTCAAAACCTTTGAAATCTTCATTGAAAAACTTATCAGTATTATCTTTAAATTGTTCCCTACGCTCTGCAGCTATTTGTTGTTCTTTGTTGTATCTATTGAAAAAATCCATAGCTTTTTGCTGTTCTTGAGTTACGCCCGGTCTCAACTTGATCTCGTCGTAGTATTTGCTCTTTGAACTTTCTAAAAAGTTTTTGGCTTTTGCAATTTCTTCTTTGAAGAGTAATTGTCTTTTTTTGACAACTCTTTCTTCATCCACTTCTTCATCATAAGAAAAATTATCTTCCATTAGAAAGCTTATTTCTTCTTGATTTAAATGTGGTTTAGTCTTTTTATAATACTCGTTAAGTACTTGTTTTTCGTCATACTTAGAGTAATCTTTATTTAATGAAACATAATCTTCTACAGTTCCACCTGTTTCTTCCATAAATGAAACTAGTTTTTCGATGTTTTCTGGTAACTGTTTACCAATAACTTTCTCATCTCTTACTGCTTCTTTTAATTGTTGCTTTGTTTCTTCTACTTTTTCTTCTTCTTTTATTTCTGTTATAGTAGCAACTTCTTCAACTTTATCCTCTTTTACTTCTTCTTTAATTTCAGCTTTTGTTTCTTCTATTTTTTCGGTTGGTATTTCAACTTTAGTAGTAACTTGTTCTTGAAGATCTTTTTTAGGATCTTTGCTTAAATCAACCTTGATATTGTTTGGCATTTTATCAACAAGCTTTTTTGGCTTGCTTTTTAATTTTAAACCTTGTTTAGTATCATCTACTATAGGCTTTTCTTTTGTTTCTTCTGACATAATATAATATAATAATTAATAATTGTTACATAGGCATATTGTCTGCGCCTAAGCTTTGTGGGTTACTCTGGGTTTCAAAGTCTGTTGGTAGTAACTCTTGCTGTCTTTGTTGTATCATAGCGCTTTGCTGAGTAGCTTGTAATTTAGTTCTATTGTCTTTACGATCTTCGATGAACTGCTCTCTTTCTTTAACTCTAGATATATCCATTTGTTTCAACTGCATATCAAACTGATACTTTATTTCTAAAGCTTTCATATCTAATTGAGCTTTCATCTCCATCTTTTGTATTTCAAATTGAGATTTAGCTTGTTCTATTTGTACAGTACTTTCAGTTAATGCTTGTTGTTTTTGCATTTCAGCTAATGTAGCTTTTTCAGCAGTTTGTTGATTAGCTTGTGCTTGAGCTTGTATGTTTGCTTGAGCAGCTGCTTGATCTGCTTCTGCTTTTTTCTTTCTTCTAAACTTAAGCATTTGATTAGCTAGTTTTAAATTTCTAACTTCTCTAATATCTATTGCATCTGCTAAATCTATTTGACCAGACTTTAAAGCTATTTGTATATTTTGTTCAAGCTCAGCTTTTTCTTCTTCATCTGGTTCTAACTTTATAAATATACCAAAATCATGAATTTGTAAATTCATTAATTCTGTTAAGGTTCCAGTATTAAAAGATGATATACTATTTTTTAAAGCTTCTTTTGTAAAAGGAAATTGTAATGAATCAGCAACTCTTAAAGATATGTTTTCACAAGCTCTAGCTGTTAGGTAAAGACTAGATTGCAGAATGTGTCTAGTAGCAGTATTGGAGTTAGCAGCTGCCAGCTTTTGTAAACCTACTAATGAGTTTTTATCTGGGTTACTTCCGTCTCTAGCTTCATTAAGTCCCGTTACGTCTCTAATTAGCTGCAAGTAATATTGATAAGTCTGTATTAAAGAATTTATTTTTCCACCACCAGATCCAGTTTGTAATTCCTGTATAGGAACTTTACCTGGGTTCATACCACCTTCTTGAGTCATAGATCTACCTACTACAGATCCAGTTTGAAAATACATATTCAAAGCTTCAGCTGGGTTATAGTTGGTTCCATTACCTAAATCAACCTCTGCTAAACCATCCATGTCTAAGAAAACACCATCTGGAACTACTCTAGCTAATACTTGTTGTATTTTTAAATGTGTTAATTGTATCATGTCAGCAAAACCTGTTATTCTGCTAACTAAAGACTCTATACGACCTTTATACATTCTAGGTGCAGTTATAGCATAACTAAAATTAACTTTAGTAGTATCTGCAACTGGTCTTGTCATGTGCTCTGCCATTCTCCAGTCTAACATCATTGGATGTCCTAGTATTTTTGCTCCACTGTAAAGTGTTTCTATAGTTCTTGAAACTCTTTCAAAACCATCGTTTGGTGGTGGTGCAAATGTATCAGGTTTTTCTAATGCTTTTTCTAATCCAGCGTCAGTATATTTTATTTTATAAACTTGATCTGAATAACTTTTGTATTCAAAATATAAAACTTGAATAGTTTGATCGTCTTGCTTTCCATTCCAGTTTCTTAAATATTCCTGGTTGCCAGGGTATTTTTGTATAGTTTCTAACTCTTCATCTGTCAACTGTGGAAACTGTTTTTTAATATCAGCTAAATAAACTGATTTAACTTCTCCTACATAATATAAATCTTCAAAATTAGGATCATCAGAATAAGAATAAACTAAATGTGCTGGATCAACATAGTCTACTACAACGCCTTGCGACTTGTTCCAAGAAGTTTTAACAGATCCTATACCTAAAACAGTTAAATCATAATCAAACCTTTGTCTAACTAAGTCATATCTATTCTTGTCTAATATTTGATTTATAACTTCTTCTTCAGCAACTTCAACAGATTGTTTAAAATCCATTTGTAAGTGCACTTCTAATTCTTCTTTATCTCTAGGAGCATTAATAGGATCTTGCGAAAAAGCGTCAACACCTAGCATTTTTTGAGCTTGTTCTAAATACTCTTTAGCTTCTATATCAACCATTAAGTTCCTGGCGTAGTCAGTTCTTATTTTAGAACATACTGGATCTTGAGCATAAGCATTTATATCATAACTTCTTTGAGACATTCCATTAACAACAATATCAACAAACTTAGAAACTACAGGTACAGGTTTCCAGTCTAAATTTAAATAAGATAAGTCACCATTAATAGCTAGTTCATCTTTATATTTTTGAACTGGCTGTTCGCCTCTTGCATAAAGTCTTAATAAATTATAATTATTAAAGTTAACAGCATATCCAGGAGCATTAGTTCCATATCTATAACCTCTGAACCATTCGCCTTCTATTGCTCTACCAACCGCTAGACCATATTCCATAGTAGCTTTCTCCGCATCTGGTACTACCTGATCTGGAAAAGAACTTGTTTGATTGTAAGAAATTTGCATTTATTTATTTTATTATTTTTGAAATAATTCCGTCATTGTCGTATCTTTTTATACCTATAGATATAGGTTGATGCTTTCTCTGTGGATTTGGTCTATACTTGTTCTTGTTACAGGCCATTATAGCTAGACCAGAACTAATAGATGCATCATGCTTTGTTCTGTTATTTATATCAAACTGACTCCAGTCTTCTAATGTTCTTTGAAAATACATATTACCATAACCTTGTTCTGTTTCACCAATATAAGTTTCTATGTAACTTTCAATAGCAGCAGCATGTGCTTGTTTAATATCTTCACTCGAGTTAGGTATTCCACCTATTTCTTTTTCTGTAGTTGATAGCTTGTTCCAAATTTTATCAGGACGATTAAGTGAAAAACCTCTATAACCTCTTCTTTTAAAATAGTATAAAAGTCTTGGTTTGTTGTTCTCAGCAAGTATAGGCATACCATAAAAAACACAAGCCATAAGTACATCTTCAAAAAACATTTCAGCTGTTTGTGGTCTAGCTATATATTCTAAAAAGAATTGGTTAGGTGGCGCGTCTTCCATAGAAAATTTTGTCAATCCATGTAGAGATCCATTAGAGCCTTTACCGTCAACAGTACCAGAAATATCATAACTATCACATCCGAAAGCTCCAATATGTTCGTTGGCTGGGTGCTTAAGTCCATTTTTAATAATAACATTATTTTGTAAATTACTAGGTGGTGCCCATGATATTAAAAACCTTCCATCTTTATTAGGATAAAACATTACTTTAGTATCTTTAACACCATTAACCCATTGAAAACTTCCTTGAGTCACAGATACTTCATTATTTAATTCACTATTATAATCTATTTGTTGATATATTTTTGTTAAATTAAATAAAGTATTTTTAGCCTCATCTCTGAAAGCGTGTTGTTCAGTTCTTGGAAACTGTCTGTAATATTCATTTAAGCTGTCTTGATCAGACTTTAAGCCATCGACTTCGTTTTCCCAGTGTTCAATAACGCCTGTTGTAATTTCAAAACCGTCGACTCCTTTGACTGGATTTTCTTTTCTAATGAAAACAGGTGATCCGTAAGAATCCATGAATCCTTCGTAGTTCCATTCCATAGGGATGAACATAGAATAGAGTCCAGAAGAAGTTTGTCCGTTTCTATTTCTTTTTGTAACGTCTGAATTATAGTATAACTTTTTGAAGTTGTTTCCACCTTTGTCTAATGCGTTTGAAGTTGAGCCCATCATACACTTACCAACAATTCTAGATCCTAGTCTTAATGTAGTTTTTGTAACTCTCCAGTTGTTTAATATATTATCAGGTCTCTCCCATTTACCACTTTCATCGTGAGCTAGTAGTTTTAGCTTTTCACCATCGTAAGAGTTATCACCAGTGTTTTTCCAGTCAATAGTTGTATCAAGTCCGTCTAGTTCTCTTAATTGTTCATTGCTCTCAAGCTTCCTTCTAGTAAGCTTTGAAGCTGGAACTCTGTATGCGAGTTCTGTTTTAGGACGATCCATACCGTCTTGGATCGGTTTGAAGAAAAACGGATAGTTAACGGATATTGGTACGACTTTATCTGTAAACATTTTTTTAGCATCT